TATAAATATGGCACGAATCGCATTAGATTTATCACAATTTAAGTCAGCTGGAGTTTATACTGTTGAAATCGATAATTCAGAACGTATCGTTGTAACAACACAGTCTTTAAGATTGTTTCCAGGATTTGCAGCGCAAGGCCCTTATAACACACCAGTGTTTATAAGATCAACCAGAGATCTCCAGAGATTCTTTGGTGATATTGACCCTAAGTTGGAAAGAAAAGGATCTTTCTTCCAAAGATCAATCCAAACAGGATTATTGGCTGCACCAGTGTTCGCAATTAACTTAATAAAAGTTGATGAAAATCCTACGTCGCCTACAAAAGATGAAGTAGAATATATTGGCTTAGGATTAGATTCATGGGCACAAGAAGATGCTACTCTTTATCGTGACGCTAAAAATGATTTATTTGTTAATTTCTTCAACCGTCAAAGATTCTGGACTCCAGATCCTGAATATTTACAAGGTGTAGTAACTAATGGATACGCTGCGCCATCAGTATTAGACGCTCCTTTATTTCAATTAGTTAACCTTAGCACAAAGAAATATTCATTTATTATAAGAAAAGCTCAAGGTTTAAGCCAGTATAGTGTTTATGCAAGAGATTGGTATGGTTCTGATACCAATATTCCTTATGAATGGATTCGCCCATACGATTTAATGAAAGATTTCTTTATTCAACTTATCGCTATTGAAGGCGATTGGACCGATTATGAAACACTTTCACTCGATCCTTATTACTCACAATTCTTTTCTGAAGAAGGCATCATACCTTCACAACTACAGAATTTCATGAATTCAGCTAATGTTAATTTAATTGGTTCATGGACAGGAACTATTATTCCTGATTTTAAAGATCAAACAGGTTCAGAACAATACATCGAAACTATCGTTAACGGATCAACTCCTTTAACAGGAATATTGATGAATGTTAACCATCAGGCTCTTGATCAATTAAACTGGAATGAAACTATTAATCAATGGGTTCTTGGTGAAGGAACAACTCCTGCTCCATTCCAAGTTGATTTAATCGGACACAACTTAATTGATAAAGATGATAGTACACCAATTCATACAAGATTCTTAAGTTATGATATTAATGTAAGCGATAACGTATTACACAGTTATGTAGATGTTACTCCATTAGATTCTACTTATAGAAAATTCTCTATTGACGCATCAACTGAAGCTGCTAGCATTACCGTTGGAAGTTTAGTTAAAAGTGGCGTAGATATTCCAGGTGTTACATATGTAACTAAAAAATATTATGAAAGTGGTGCATACGTTGTAGAAACAGCAGAACCAGTAGATTGGACATGCTGCTACTTACTTGTACAAAAACCAATAGATGATCCTACAGTTACTACAGCATATAAGTTTATCCAACTTGATGGATTAGCACTTTCTAACAGACATCTTCCAGGATTCGACGAAAACGGAGCTCCTAATGTAGAAGATGGTCTTAGAAAGATTTACGGTCAATTATTTGATTCCGGAGTACTAAGAGGATTAACTAACAAAGATATGATTGATTATCGTTACGTTGTTGATACAATGGCTTACGGTCTTCAAGCAGAAATGGGTGGAAAAGCATACCTTTCAAAACTTGCAAAAACAAGAGGAAAATGTACTGCTATTATAAGTGCACCCGCTATTGCTCAATTTGCCGCATCAGTTAATCCTTACTTCTGCGATACATTCATTCCAGGAGTAGATCCAACTCCAGTATTTAATACACAATACATTCCAGAAGGAGGTAACCCTGACATGCCAAGATCATTTAGATTTACTTTCCCAACTGAAGAAAATGGTGCTAAATATTGCGGAGTATTCGGTCCTTATCTTAAGTATTCAGAAGGCGGAAAACTTATAAATATTCCACCGGCTGCAGACGTGGCAAACGCATACGTAAGAAAATTCTTAGGCGGAAACCCATTTGCAATCGTAGCAAACAAAAACGGTATACTTTCAAATCCAAATCTTGCAGGGCTTGAGTACATGATTGATAAAACAGATAGAGATTATCTTGAACCATTTGGTTATAACTCAATCATTCAAAGAGCTGCAACTGGTCAAATAATGATTTACTGCAACACAACTGCATTCCAAATTGTTAAGAGTGACTTCAATAACTTACATGTTAGAGAATTACTTAACACAATTGAAATACAAGCTGAAGAAGTACTTGAAAATTATGTATTTGATTTTAACAATCCAATTACAAGACTCAATATTATCAACTCATTAACTCCAATTCTTGAAACTATCAAAGATGCTGGAGCACTTAATAAGTATGAAATTGTTATGGACGAAACCAATAACACTCCAGACTTAGTGGCTGACGGATTTGGAATCGTTGATATAGGAGTTTGGATTACTGGCGCTATGACCAAAATTGTTAACAGAATCACAGTTAACAAAGAGTCAGGTGTTAGTTCAGGCGGATTCGTATATTAATAGATAAATAAAATAAAAAAACGAAATATGGCAGATTTCACATCACAAGGCTCATTCGGTTTATCACACTTCAGAAATTCTCGTGCAGCACAAGAATTGTATGAACCCGTGTATTTGAACTTGTTCACGATACAAATTGAATTACCGACAGGTGTAGGTTCGACTCCCGAAAATACTAATTTAACACTTGAAAATGTGCAAACAATTGGAGGTCTAAAATCTCACAAATTCCCTGCATCACCTGTTGCACAGTATTACAAATGGGCTGCAAGAAGATTCGCAGGTGCTAAACCATCTGAGACTACTATGGACTTAACTTTAGACTTTGAAGTTAACATAGATAGAACTCCAAGTGCATATGTTCTTAAAACTTTAAGAAAATGGTGCGATTTGGTTTATGACCCATTAACAGGTAGAACAGGTATCAAGGCTGATTATGTTGCGCCTTGGATGTTGATTACAATGTATGATAGAGCTGCACGTCCATTCTGGCAATGGAAATGTTACAATGTATTCCCAATGACTTCATTACCAGAACCAGCACTTTCTTATCAAAGTGAAGAAATTTACAAGATAACAGGTTTTGGAATCGCAGTAGATATGTGGGACGAAACAATCGTCTAATGTTTAACTTTAACTTAAAAGAGAAGGATAATGAAAATTATCCTTTTCGTGTTAGATTTTGAAGTTAAC